GAAATAGTCATTCTAGTGCCTTCTGTTCCAGCTTCACTTGTTCTAAACTGTAAATATCCAGAGTTATCTGCACCACCTCTTACGCCTACAATTCTAGCGTAATCGTGATCACTTCCACCTTGATTATAAAATCTTATTTCTCCACTATCTTGATCTGCACTACCTCTATCTGCTTCAAGTCTTAAAACTGCTGAATTAGATGTACCAGCAGATTGGTCTATAAGGATCGTACCAGTCGAATGTAAAGCTAACCCAGTAGAATCTTGCTGTATTTCTAAGGCTGTTGTACCAGTTGCACTAGCGTGATCATTAACAATTTTAACCAATCCTCTAGTAGATGTGTCGCTAGAATTAGAATAGAAATATGCAATCCTTCCAGTTGTTAAAGAATCTACATGAGCTTGAATTGCTCCTACATTTGTAGTTGCATCAGAGTCAATTCTAATTGCATTGGCGTTTCCATTTTGGTCAATAGCCATAGCGTATTGAGCAGAATCTTGTTTAATCTTTAAAGCAGTTGTGCCAGTTGCATTAATATGATTGTTTATTATTTCAACTAGATTTCTAGTGCCAGTACCAGATTGATTAGAGTTTATGTATAATATTCCTCCAGTTGTTCTGCTTGTACCTACATCATTTATATTAATTCCATAGCCACTTGTTTGTTGGCTAATATCCATATAAATACCTTGACCATCTTGCGTTTCAGAATCAATCTCGATTGCTGTTCCAGAAGTGGCATTTGCATCAATTTTTAATTTACCAGTAACATCTACTTCTGAATTTGTAGTATCAACAATAAATATATCGCCACCATCTCCATTCTTTCTAACTAATAGAGCTTCGGTGCTAGTTACATCTATTACTTGCGTTCCTTCTATTATCTCATCAAAGCTAAGTGATCCACCACCATCAACTTGTAGATCACCTGTTATTACTAGGTCGCCATCTATTGTTCCACCATTACCGAAATCTTCGACAATAGTTCTTAGCATTGAACTTTGCATTATATCTCCACTACTCTTACAGCACCAGTCGTTGTGCTAGTTGAATTATAATTTAGATATACTGTATTTCCTAATCCCCTTGGAACTGTTAAAAAAGTAAGGGTATTCTTAGGAATTATCATATCGTTTGAAGCGTTTACATCAGTAGCAGTAGTTGTGAAATTAAAATAAATTTCTACTGCGGAATGTATTCCGATTGTTGAAGTCATAGTGGCTAGAGATAAATGAGTTGTGTTTCCTGTACTAGCACTTGAACCTGCAGTACCAGCAGAATTTACTGTCCAATTACCTCCAACTGTCGCATTTAATGCTTCTTGAACCGATCTTTTATGTAGATTTGCCATATTATCCTCTAGCTAGATTTTCTATATACTAAAGCAAAATCACCATTGGCTACTGCTACGCTTGACCATTCACCATAAATAGTTTGACCTGCTAAAATTGTTACGCTTGTTAATGTGTCCCAAATATCGGTATCAACTGACGTGGCTGTAACTACGCAATCAACTGATAATGCTTGGATTGCCACATAAGTATGAGAGTTTACAGTTGCGTTTGTTACATAATCGTAACCACCACCACCGAGTCTATTTTGAGCTTCTTGAGTTGTATAATTGTGTAGATTTGATGTTGCCATTGATTCTCCTAATCTCTAAGGTTAATGGTTAACCGTGAACGAGCCATATTTTTGTTACTTTTTCTTAATAGGCTTTTTCTTTGTTTTTACTTCTTTTTTTGCTTTGTCTAATATAGTCTTACCCTTTACAACTTCATAGCCATTTTGAACCATTTTTGAAGCTTTATCAGTATCTAGGGTATGTTCGTAATGTTTATCTTTTTTAAGTATTATCATAATGTCCTTTTAATAAAGGGTGGCGAATTAACACCACCCAATATTTTTTATCAAGGTTTAAGGATTTAAAAATTCTATTCCTTTAACATGATTTGAAGTAGTAATTACTGCACCATAAATGATGTCAGCCACAACTTTAGTTCCTAGATAAGATACATCGTATTCAGATTGTACTCTTATATCCTGCTGAACTGCTACTGCAATAGCTGATTTATGTACTAGATATGCAGCTTCAATTCCTGTTGAAGTTGTTGTAGGAATTAAAGAGCTAGTCATTACTGGAATACCAAAAAGGTTTCCAACTAGACCAGTTTGCATTACTGCGTTATCATTACCAAAACCAACACCTGCGCCAGAGTTATTCGTTACAAATGCTTTTGAGTTCATTAAGTCAGCATAAATAAGAGGATTAACAAAGAAAGCACATTCATCAGCTGGTATATCATTAGCCATTAAAGTGCCTAGAGCAGTTTCAACATCAGCGTTTGACATTGTGTTGTCTGCAGCTAGAGTTTGAGTTGTTCCAATAGTTTGCAATAATTCTTCTATCTTTGTATCAACTGCTTTTCCTAGAGCATAAGCCATAGATTGAGCATACTTATCAAAAAGCTGTTCGTTGCTTTGTACCATTGCAATATCTTCAAATAGCTTAGCTGCATAAACGTGTTGATCTATTGCTAAATCAATATCTGTTTCAACATTAGCAGTATAATCTACTGAATCATTTGCTGCTTTTGTAGCACTTGCAACTTCTTGCATTGTTGGAATGTGTAAAACGTCTCCACGCCCTTGAACCAAACTAGAATAATCATCAAAGAATGGTTTAAAAACTAAAGACTTTTCAAAATATCGAAGTACCCCGTCACCCCATAGTTCAGGAACGAATACATCAATGTCTGTTTTTTGGGTTACATCACCCGAAAAACCGTGATAATCAGCCATTTAAGACTCCTTATTTTCTAAGCGCATAACCCTTTACAATATCTGCCCAGTTCGATCTTCTTTCATTATCGGTCATTGTAGTCCAATTTTTATTAGAAGGATTAACAGCTCTTGCTGGAGTTCCACTTGTATTAGGAACGCTTTTTTCATTAGGGTTTAATTTATTTGCTAAGATTCTGAGCTTTGTAATTGGTAAATCACCAAACTGCTCTCGATCTTCTTCGCTTAGTGTACTCAATATAGAATCTCTTTGTTGAGCTTCATCTTTTTTAAATTGCTCTACAATAGGTTCTAGTTCTTGAATTTTTAGAGCTCTTTCTTCAGCTAGTTGTTGCCATTGGTTTTGTTCTTCCATTTGCTTTGTTCTTTCTGCTTCGCCTTTCTTAACTAGCTTTTCAAGTTTTGCTTCTGATTCTTGAGCACGTTTCCTGTACTTTTTGCTTTCCTGCACTAATTGACCATAATCAGGTAATTCAAGGTCTTTTTCCTGGCTTTCAGTTGCCATCTCTGTTGATATAGGTTTTTCCACCACTGGTCTCTCAACGTAAGCCTTTGGTTGGTTTTCCACGCCCTGTGTATTTGTTTCTTCAGACATTCTGTCCTCTTATTATTTTAGTTAATATACTATAAAAATAAACTTTCATAAAATAGCCAACTATATTTTAACGTCAATTATTATATCTTTCTTATTAAACTTTTTAATATTATCATTAATATTGTCGTTAATAAAATCTTGAACGAATTGTAAATTTTTATTATTTAAGCCATATATATTTCTCTTAGGTTTGTTTCCTCTTTTTCTAGAATGACCTATGACTTTTTCTCCGTCTCTGTAATTTATTTCAACGCTTTCTGTTGTAGCTTTTTGAACTTTTAAAGAATTAAGCATTGTGCCTGTTAATCTTAAATTAGGAGGGTTTGTTTGTTTACTTGCACTGACACCTTTTGGTGTAGCTTTACCTATTCTTTTTTTTAATGAATAATCCGTACTATATGCAGGAAATTTAACACCATCACCATCTTGGCTTATTCCTTTGTCAGCATCTTCAACTATTCTAGTTGCTAATTTACCACCAAGCTTTAGCCATTGACTTTTTTTAAATTTAACTAAGTCTTTTGATTTCATCTTACCATCCAACTATGCCTGCAATTAAAACCTCCACGAACTCCAAATGGCGTATCGCTAGAACCAACTTCTGATTCTGTATAACCTTCTTTTGGTTCGTTATCTTTTGTTGCTCTACATTCATCTCTAGTGTTAGCATCTTGTGGTCCAATATAAACCCACTTTACATCTTGACCTTCAAACACTTTATATCTAGCCATATCATCAAATATTTTTAATCCGTCATAAGCTACAACATTTAGTTGATGACTCGCTAATCGTATATTTATTAAGTTATCGCTGATTGTTTTAGGATTTACACCTCCAAAAACGCCCCTAAACAGCTGTATCTCTAATTCATTCGAATATATACTCGCTCTGCCTAAGAGTCTTTCAAAATCCATATCTTTTAAAACTTCTAGCGATTCAACAGATGCTCCAGCTAATGCAGGGATTCCTCTTTTATTTCCTTCCCTAATTGCAGCTTGTAACATAACAGCATAGCTTTCATCAAAATTGTCTAAAGCTTTCCCATAGCCACTGTTTGTTAACTCTTGAAAGAAATTTAATTCTCTAGTTGCTCTAATTACTTCAGTATCTGACATCCTACTTAACTGAACAACTAATTTATTTAAGTCTTTTTCAAATTTTCTTTCTAGTCTTTCAATTTCATTTATAAATCTATCAACAGCTGGTTGAACATTAGGCATTGGCGTTTACTAATCTTTGAAAGGTTGATTGTGGTGTTGTCGCTTCTGTATTTGCTTTTGTTTCTTCTCTTACTTCATTAAGCTTAGAATCTATTTCATTATCGGACATATCAGGGTTGAAGTATAATAAAAGCTCTTTTTGAGTCATTATACCTTTTTCTAGTTTCCAATCAAGCCACGCTCTTTCTTGCTCTGGTGACATAGGATAACTTACTTCACCAAAGTCAACAGAGTAATCTTCTGATAATGTTATCTTGTTATGCGTTTCTAATATAGTCCTATCAATTTCATATCTTGAGCTTTCCCATTCCCTAAATAAACCCTCATCACTTTTTCTAGCTTCAAGGTTTTCAATTTCTAATATTCTAAGAGCTTCACCACTTGGTGTATTACCACCTGACTCGCCCCATCTAATTCTTAATTGATTATTTTCTGCTGTTTGATTTGCCATAGATTTAACTGCATCAATTAATTCATTTAAGTTTCCAGCAGGTGATTTATAATCAAACGTTGCTCCTTCTGGTAATATGATTGCATTATCAATACCAGATTTAATTCTGCTTTGACCTTCTTCGATTCCTGTAAATACAGGCTGACCTAATCTTGATCTAACAGATAAAGCGATTTCAGTCATAGCCATAGCGATATGTAGAGATGCTCTTGTAACGTCATATGCGTCTGAATTAAAAGCAACAGAACTAATAGGGTTTATCCCATAAGGGTTTAACATATCTTCATTACCCATTATAGCAAATCTTTGCCCTTTATTATTAAACTCAAAATGCATTCCAGGAATACCTTCTCTTGATTCGCTCCAAAATACAAAACGCCTATTAACATCAATAGATTCTATTTCATAGCTATATCCGTATGGTTCTCTTTCTCCATAAATAAAATATTCTTGAACTACTGGTAAAATTTCATATTCTAATCTTTCACGCCTTTCATTATAAACAGTTTTCATCCAGCATTGACCTAATAACCAGCTCAATTCTGCAAATTCTCTTGTATGGCTATTTAATTTAAAAGCCAATCCATTATAATCTTCATTAGATTCACCTGCTATTAATCTTTGTGGCGCATCTTTATATAACATCATTCTAGCTTTAGCAAACCTAGGAACGCAACTAGAAATAAATGGAGGAACTTGTGTTAAGCTATCGGAAGCAAACCATTGTTCTAGATGATTATCTAAGTTTTGATTATAATAATAATCTATTGATTCCAGTTTATTGGTGTCTTGCTTTTGAAAATATTCCTTAGATGCGTTTGCAACGCTATCAATAACAGCTGTTTCTGCAAGGTCTGGAATAATTACTTTGTTCACGGATTTGCCAAAATTATACATTATGTTTTCCTTATTTCTACCAGTTTATTGTTGAGCCAACCATTCTACGAATAGGAAATTTATGGCTAATAGCATAAGAACATGCATCAAGTGCGTGTGTTAATTGCATATCTTTTTTATCTAGCTTTCCATATTTATCTCTTTGGCATTGTTCTAAATCTTTTATTAAATAAGTGCAAGAAGGATCAATGGTCATTCCAACTTTACCTTCTGCATCTTTTAATTTTCTATTTAAAGCGTTTAATCTATCTATGTGACTTGGATGTGATTTTTTAGCACGAATTAAAAAACCGTGATCTCTTAATATTTGATGATCTGATCTCCTACTGGTGGTGCTTCTAGCTTTGCCTGCAGGATCAGGGTAACACTCTATATTTGGAGCGATCTTTTTCATCTTGATAGATAACTCTTCAGTATTGCTGTTCTTTAATCTAAGCTCATCAAAAAAGTGTATAGTGCCATCTGTATATTCACACGCTAGAACTGCAGTCATAAAATCTACATTAAAATCAACTCCCCACCATAAGTTATTAGAAAGCTCTTTGGCTTTAGAACAATTAATATCACGATCAAAATTATATGCAGCTCTATTACCAGTTGTTTCAAAAGATGCTTCAAATTCTTGCCTAAATATAACTTCATCCATAGTTCTTTTAGCTCTTTCTATTTCTTCTAGAGGTACAAAGCCACCTTCAATAGTGGTAAATTTCCAGCTTTGCCAATCTTTTTCACCCTGTCCTCTAGAATACAAATCATACATAATATCATATCCACTTGGCGTTCCAATAAATAAAACTTCTCCTTGAGTAGTTGCTAACATAGGATAAATAATTTCTTCCCATACATGTGGTTTGATATAAGCCATTTCATCCATTACACATTTAGTTAATTCAACACCTCTAAGATTATGTTCATTATCTGCTCCTTTTACGCTTAATTCTGCACCATTGTCAAAAGATACTAGCATTTCAGATTCGTTTAATTTAGCACCCTTAAATCCAACAAACATTTGTCTTAATATTGGGAACACAATCATTTTCCCTTGCCTATATGTTGGCGTGATAAACCATCTGCGCTCTCCAGGGTTAAATGCATCTTTTAATAAATACATTAAACTCAATATTGTTTTACCCCATCTACGACCAGCAACAATGACTTTAAATCTAGCAGGGTTGTGTAATATTTCTTTTCTAGTTGTATTTAATGACCATTCTATCATTTTTATATAAAGTTGTATAAGTCCAATATTGATCTTTTACTTTTATAATTTTAATTGTTTTATTTTTCATCAATTACCATTACTTGTATTGGTTCAGATTTGTTAGTTGTTTCCATACGCTCTAAAGCTTTTCCTTCCAATCGCTCTACAATGAATTGTATGGCTCTTAAATCACCCCTTTCAGCTAGATTAAATAATTTAGATACTACAACTTCCCTTCGCTCTTTTTCACCCACCTTGCTAAAACTAAAGTCTTTTATTAAATCAGTATAGGCGTTTCGCCTTCCATTAGGATTTCCAGACTCGCCTTTTTTCCAGCGATTACCTAATTTATTTCCTTTGGCAAAACTGCCATTAGGTTTATGATTTGAGCGTTTCTTCTGCGTTTGTTTATTGGTCATATTCCACTAAAGCCATAGCAAAGACTTTATTTAATTTATCAATTAGCTCTTTTACTCTTGGCGTGTCTACTTCAAAAACATCAAACTCTAATCTATAATTATGAGTAGTCTTTAAATTTTTAATCCCTACTAATTCGACATCAAGAGTAACGCCTTTATTTTCTTTTAACAATTTTTCTTTTTTTCTTTTTTTTGGTTGGTCTACCTTTTTTTGATCCGTATGTACCTTTTCCCATTGGCATAAATGACTCCTTAGATTTTTTCGTTATAATTTAGATATGATATTATATTAAATAAAATAGTTATACATTAAAAACAAAAAAGGGATAGTGATGCGGTACTATCCCAATTCTGCGCTTCATAGTTCCTACCCTATTCTGCTAGTTCTTAATCAAACCTAGAGTATCTTTATTAAAAATAAATGGTTTTTCTCTATTTTTCCATTGAGCGTTTTGTAATTTTTCGCTTATATAGTAATAAATATATGATTCTACAGCATCGCTTGTTTTGTATTGGTCTGGCATAGCTAAAGCAAATGGAGTTCTTTTTTGCTTTGGAAAATTTATTTTGTCTATGTTTTTATAGCACCAGTTTATTACTTTTTGAGATGCGTGCACTTTGTTATATCTGTGCGTGTATTCTATTGCTAAACTAAAAGCGTGTATTAATAGCCACATATAATTTTCTTTGCTTTCTCTAGTCCAAATAGAACAAGGATGATTATAGTGTGTTCTTTTGTATGGTGGTTTATGCGTTGAATCAAATGCGCCACATAACATTTGAGTAGACTCTAAAACCATCTTAACTACATGCTTATTGTGTTGCATTTTAGCTGCAGTTTGAGGGTGTTCGTTTAATATAAATATATTCATAAAAGCTCCTGTTATTGTTTATTCACGTTATTAATATACTTATAATCTATATATTTTACTATTCCATAATGAATACAATCTAAAAGAAATAAATTTTCGCTATCTATATTTATAGGTAAGTGACTTCTAGCTTTTACAAGTTTCATATAATCTTTGTTAGTTGGTGTTCTGTCGCCATCAAAAAATCTCATATGAAATACTATCTTATCTGCAGTATCAGAATATTCACGACCATCAACAATTACATCAAATACTGTACTATAAGCTTTACTAGGTGCCCAGTAATTATCTTTTACTTTAAGATGTTCAACATCTTTTAAATTAGACACATAGTAATATGTGTTAATTGGTTTACCCTCTGGCGTATCTAATAACATATTCTGTCTTTGATAATGATATGGCACGCCTTCTAATAAATCAATTCTTTTTAAAATAGCTCTATTGACTTCATAGACTTCTCCATAAACCCATTCGTGCTTTGTTGATTCAATCATATATGGAAACCCATGCCCTAGATCAACTAAGGCATAGTGTTTTAATTTTAAGTGTCCTGTCATTTTACAATCTTTTAAAAAGATATGATTATGAAAACCTTTTTTTAGTGTTCCGTAAACAAATAAATGCTTTTTCATTTTATCTTCCTAATTGTTGATCCATCGCTGGATTTAAAAGCCTTAAAAAGCTCTCTTTGTTTTTCAATATATGAATATCTAGGAACAAATCTTTTTACTGTGTTTTGATAAATTCCCAAATCTTTATTATAAACATAAGACTTCTTTTTAATTGGTTCTATAATTTTAATTGACTTTGTTCTTTTGTTTAATGTTTTAGTATTAACTCTCATCATAGTATTTGCTTTTATACTAATTGGCTCAAAATCACCCCATTTACCAGATTTTACTATATCTAAAGTGCTTCCATAAGCTAGAACATCTAACTCTGGAATATAAACCATTTCTAGTGGATTATTTGCTTTGACTATATATATGTAATCTGCATACTCTAAATCTGCCCAAACAATAGTAACTCGACCTCTAACCAGTGGCAATCTATTTTCTGAAAAATCTTTCGCATTGTCTGATGTTTCATAAAGTCTGAAAATAGCTTCTGAATCTACTTGAGCATATCTTTCCATATCAAACTTTCTAAATAGCTCTTTATGGTTGTGTATTGATCCATTATGAGTACCTATGGTTTTTCCAGCTCTAATAGGGTGATTGTTTTTATTAATATCTGGCGATCCTAAAGTAGCGTATCTAGTATGTCCCATTAAACATATAACGTCATTTGTAATAGAATCAATATTACTATTTACTTGATTATCTTTTAAGAAATCAAACGCATCTTTATTTTTTTTACATAATAAATAATCTCCGTACTTATCTATTAAAGCAAATCCCGTAGCGTGTCCTCCTCTTGTATCTGCTTCTGTAAGCATATTTTTAAAAGATGTAGTTATTTTTTTCAACTCTACATTTGTTCTATTTTTTTGTTTTAGTATTACTCCTGCTAATCCACACATAATATAATCTCCCTATTTATTATACTACCACGCCATCTCTGACGTGGTTGTATTGGTTATGTCTTCTGTAATCTGTTTCTCTATTTGATAACTGCTTGAATCTTTTAAGCATATAATTGCTAGTAGATTTTACAAGAGGACTTCTATTTGATGTACTGACGAACCCTAAAGACTTTCTGAATCTAGTAAGTCCTTTTACATTATTGGGAACAAAATTCATTGGAACTGATTTTGTAGTTTCAACAGTGTTAACAATCGCCTGTGTAAAAACTATCCAGGATGTAATCTTTTTAAAATTTAAACTTCCGTTATGATAGCGAAATTCAACAGAACCTCTAGTCCAAATATTTAAAAGATTTAATCCACAAGCTCTACGCTTTTGTGTTCTTGGTCTTATAGCGTAATGTCCGTTGTTTAGATTAAGTCCATCGTTGTCTACTTTTCTGTTTACATCTGACTTAATAGACTTTTTTAATTTCTTTACATCTATTAAATCGCTACGATACTCTGCAAAATCTTGTCTGACTGGTGTTGAGTATCTTCTTTGATCTAATCTTGAAGGTGAAACTAGCTTATAAATTAAATGTTCGTACTTAGCAATGTATTTTACTAAGTTGGTTAAAAAAGTAGTTGTTTGCTTTCTGCCTTCTAAAACTTTTTTTGTAACATCGTGATGAACGTGTATTCCACAATGGTAATTAACTTTACAATTAAGAGTATTTAAAACTTCTAAAACCGCTTCTAATTGTTTTAACCCTTGATAGCCATATAAAATTGGTGAAACAATTTCATTGTGTCCTGTATATCCACGATCTGAGTTTGTAGTATAAACAGATGCATCTCCTACGATCTTCCAGTTGTTTACAGTATTGTGGTTGTAAGACTCAACCTGGCAACCATTTCTATTAAGTGGTGTACCTGGAAGTGTTAATTGTCGATTAATCGCCTTAGCTATTATTCTTTGAGAGAGAGTAGAAGGTCTTAAAAATTCTATCTCTATTCCGTATCCTCTTTCTAAATTAAAAGTTCCTTTTGTCATGTCCTGCTCCGTTTTGTTTAGTTTGTTAATGTTATTCACATAGTAATGTACTAAACAATAATAATACATGCAAACTCTTTATTTATTTTTTTTAAAGAGTTATATAAGAGTTAGTTTATTTTGTCATAATCCACCCTGTAAAATTTAAGTATTTCCAAAATATATCTATTTTTTTAAATCCTACTTGCTTAAACAATTCTTCATTAAATGATGTTGTAAGTGGTACTAAGACACCTTCAAGGGATTTTCTTTTTGATTTAATCTGTTCTTGTGTATATCCGTTTTTGCTTTTTAAATCATAATAAACGTTGTCAAAATACTCAGAAGTGTCATAATTATTACTTAAACATTTCTCAACGATTATTAGAGAGCCATCTATACATAAATTATTATAAATATTTTTTAAAACATACGACCTATATTCTATTGGAATAAAGCAAAGCGTTAATATTGACAATGTTAGTGAGTTATCTGGTTTTGTTTGAGGGTACCAATCAATTAAATCATTATTGTAAAACCTTATATTGTGTTGCTTATAGTTTTCTTTACAGTATAAATACATTGATTCACTAACTTCAACTCCTATATAATTAAAACTAGGAAATATTTTATGCACTGACTCTAAAGCTCTACCCTTACTGCATCCAATATCTATAATTGTATTTGTTGGTAAATCGTTTTTCTCTATCACTTGTTTTGATAAATTAGAAACTAATTTTCTCATTTCTAAATATTGAGGGATTGATCTTTCTAGCATATTATCAAATACGCTAGTAACACTTTCATCAAACTCCCACTTTTTTTTTGGTAAAACGTTGTCTTTTTTCATTTCTGCTCCTATGACTTATCTAATACATTATTTTTTATTGTTTTTGATAAATAATACATAACTGGTGGTGCAACCGACCTACCAATCCTTTCCCATTTTTGTTGAAACGATCCTGTTAATTTAAAATCATCTGGAAATCCTTGAAGTCTTTTTAGTTCTTTTATTGTAAGCTTTCCGTTTCTTTCTGGGTGAATATGTCCACAAGCTACGCTCGGTCCACCCTCCATTTGCAGTATAGTACCACAAGGCTTATCCCATTCCATTCTTTTTAAATTAAAATATGATCCAGTTTTGTGATAGTCAGAACCACATTCACCTGGTTTAAGTTTTAAGATATATTTATAAACTTCATATTTTGGATCAATTAAGCTTTCTTTTATTTCATCTTCTGTTTGGATTAAGTCTTTTACAACATCTTTAAATGTTGCATGTTTTTTATTTAATGGCAATGGAAAACTTGGCGACAAGTTTAAATCATTTCTAACTCCAACTATAAAAATTCTAGGTCTATTTTGAGCCACTCCAAAATCTTTTGCATTTAAAATTCTATAACTAACATTATATCCGTGTTGTTCAATTTGGTATAATATTGTTTTTTCTTGAGAATTAAACATATCATATTGATTTTGACCTAAAACTTCAGTTTTTGCTTTTCCAAAAGTAAGCCCTGCCACATTCTCTGCAATGCATATTTTTGGTTTCAGTTCTTTTATTAATCTAGTATATTCAAAAAATAAATCATCAACTCTTTGTTTTGTATCGCTATATTTTTTTACCTCGCCCCATAATTTTTCACGTTGCCCTGACATTGAAAAACTAGCACAAGGGGGAGATCCGTCAAAAATATCTATTTCATTTACTCTAGCTTCATTTTTAATCATTTCTCCTGTAACACTTCTAATATCCTTAGTATTTAAAAAAGTGCTTTTATGATTTGCTCTATATGTTTCTTGAGCTGCAGGAATAAACTCATTTGCCCATAAAACTTTATAACCAGCCATTTTATAACCTAAAGAGCTACCTCCACAACCACTAAAAGTTGATATTACATTATAATTATTTTGTTTTATTTGATTTATCTCTTTCATTGAAGGTGTATTAAACATTGTTTTTGCTCCTTATTTTATTTTTTTTTGCAATCTGGACAAGTTTTATTTTTTTTGCCTATTTTTGGCATTATTTGTTCAGAATATTTTAACCATCTTCTTGTATTTATATAAGCTTCAACACGTGACCATAAACTGTCACAGTTACTACATAAAAAAATATAAGCATCTACATTTTCAGTTCTACATTTGTATTTTTTTCTTTCAAACTTTCTAAATCTGAAATACTCTTGAGTTCTTAATATATATTCAATTATATTTTCTTTTTTTTTCATTTTATATACTTACTTAAATGATTTAATCCTCTAGCTCCTGGGTTTTTTTCTTTAAAACTATTAAAATCAATTAGATCATCATTTTTTTTCTCTGGTTCTTTACTAAGATAATCAACTGCACAACAACTAGAACCTTTTTTAATAGCAAAAAAGTCTGCAGGCATTTCTTTCTTTCCACATTTAGAACACCAAGCTTTGTAGCCTATTCCAGATTTTAATTTTGTAAAACTAGATTCAAAAGATTTTCTTGTATTAATATTATTATTTGTCCATTCTGTATTATTATCTCTCCATTTTATTAATCGCCTTTTAATATCAAATGTTTTTTGCATTTCATATCTCATCTTTCTACCATTTTCATTTGATTCTGTCCAGTAATTAACAAAAGCTATTGTAATCTTTCCATCTAATTTTAATTCCTTTGCAATCTTAACTACTTTTAAACTCCATTCTTCTCCTCTTTTTTTTTTATCTTTTACCTTAACTTTAGCTTTCTCTTTATCTTTAAGAGTATTAGATACACTTTGTATAGGGTTTAGCAACCCTTTTTCTGTTAGTCTTTTAATAACACTTAAATGAGGTTTTGAATTTTCTCTTAAACTTCCATATTGGAATTCAATAAAAGCTGGTATAAAATACTGACCACTTTCTTTTATATATTGCATTTTAGATGTAACTTCATTTGGAAGTTCTTCAAACTCAACCCATTCTCCAATGAAAAATTCTACTGCTTCCCAATCAGCATCCCATATTCCAGCGTGATCGCATTTAGTCAATAAGTATATCCAAAAAAGTTTATTCTTTGAAGATAGTTTTCTGAACCATGCTTTATCCCATATTTTTGTGTCAACAAATCGTTTTGCCATTATTTTTGCTCCATTTTGTTTATCATTTTTAAAATATCAATCTGAGTGTTTTTTATTGCTTCTATTTCTTTTTTCATATCATGTAACTTGTACAGCCTATCTTTTATTGTTGTTATTTCTTTTTTCATGCCTATATAATAATCAACGCACTCTTTAAAAGTATTTGTATTTTTTTCCATTATTTCTACTACTTTATTAATAAGCTCTTTAGACATTGTCATACTGCTCCAGCTCCTTTTCTAGTTGTTTTTTTATTTCTTTAAAATCCCACAAGCTCTTATTTATTGTATTTGCCTGTTTTTTTAATTTGTTTAATCTTCTTCCACCTAAAGTTTTTTGTGCCCATTCTTTTGCTTCTATTGGATGCTTATGCCACCAATAAAGATGACAACCTAAACAAAGAGCTTTAACATTAAGTGGATCAAATTGCATTTTAGGGTACTTCCCTCTTGGATAAATATGAGAGGCGTGTAAGTTTGTAGATTTTTTGCATCTTAAACATACCTTATCTCTAGCAATTACAATTTGCCTAACTAAACTATGAAGTTTTTTCTTTTGAGCTTTGTTCATGTATTTTTATATATAATTGATTCATTCTGTTATGCGCTGATCCACCTTTTTTTATTATACCATCTTTTAACATCTTTCTATAAATATTTATTACTCCAAACTTGCTTTGCAATTCAGCACTATAACTTCCATATTCTTTTCTTTTATTAATCTTTTTTTTAGAATAACTCATCTTCAATCTCCTCTTTTGTCTTTTTTTCTGTTGGTTTTTCTGTTGGTTTTTGCTTTTTATTAATAAAATCAATCGTTTTATCCATACCACAAGCAACTTGAAACATTGGTGCAATTATTCTTTTAATCTGATCAACCATTTCTTTTTGATCTACGCTTGTAGTTGTTTGAGCAACTAATCTTGTTGCATTATTAAAAGCCATTCCCCATTTAATTTCTAATCCTCTAGAATCATTATTAACGTTTTTTCTAGCATTATTAAAATCTTCAACTCCGTGATTCTTGTTTAGTTTCTCAATATCTTCTCCAGTTGCTGGTTTAATATCCCATAAATAGCCACCTTTTGATCTTGGTTTCATATTAATATAAACAAGTTCGTTTTCTTGAAAGTTTACAATTTTTTGATGCAAAGAATCGGTCATTTTAAATTCAACTTCTTGCCCAGCATTTATTTTATACGAATCTTGTTCTTTTGTTAAATATTCCTGCCCTATGTTTTGCACTTTTATACTAAATTGCAAATAGGTCTTTCCATTGTACTCTTTAGCTAATCCGTTAATTAAAGCAGGATCTTCTAGTAATTTTATTATTACTGGTTTATTAATATGATAGTTTTTATTTAATTGTAAAAATCCCATTTTACACTCCTTGTGTTATTAAAAAATTATATATAACAATTAACGCTAAAACAATTAGCCATGCTCTTATAGACTTAATTAAATAATACTCTAGTAAGTCAATAAAGTTATCAATAAAATCAAGCATCATAATATCTCCTTGTTTCTAATATATTTTGTAAAGTTTTTTTTATTTCTTTTTGATTGTTTATTATTTTATATAATAATGTCAAAACCCTTAAAACAAAAAACAATATGCATAGCTGACTAAATTCCCAATAAGGAAAATACTCTGCGCTGAACAAAGCTTCAAAATAATATCTCATTTTAAACTCCCTTTTTTAAACATCGTTTTTGTTATTTGAATACCCATTATTACTCCAAAATAAATAAGAATACATAGAATAAAAAACAACGCCCAAAAACAACTAGCAATCCCAAGCATTGCGAAGTTTAATATCCACTCATATATATCTAGTGCAAATATCATATTATGTCCTTAAAACAACTTGACTTGAGCTTTATTACCTTCTGGATGTAAAGCATAGTATTGTGAATATTTCTTTCCATTTGCTGCCGTTATTGTTTCCGAACCAATAGCCATGCCTTCATTTTTTAAATCGCTTATTCTACTAGCCAAACGCATACACCCAAATAAATTTAGTGCTTCCAAGCTGGTTAATCTATTTCCGTGATTTAGATATTTTTTTATTTCTTTATTTTGACTCATTATTAGCTCCGTATTTTCTTTGAGGTTTTATTTTACTATACTTTTTATTTTTTTCTAGCTCTTGTTTTTTATTATAAGATAATCCGTTCTGTTGCATATTAGCATTTTTTCTTTTTGCTTTTTTTCTTTTTAATCTTTTAGCTTGTTTTGATTTAGTCATTATTGCTCCTATCTTGTGGTAAATCGCTTTTGTTAGTTAGTTTATTAAGTAAATCCTTATACGGCATAGGATCATCTACTTTTTCCCACATACAAATAAAATGCTCAACGCACTCTATTAGTTTTTTTGATTCTTCTTCTTCTAAAGTTACAGGAGGTTTTTTGTGAATAACAGTATCGACACGGAACATGTTTGACTGCACCTCCTGTTTAATTTTTGAAAATCTTTCTGATATATCATTTAACCTAATTGATAATACCCCAAGATGTCTAGCTTTTAATTGATCGCTGTCTAAATTTTCGCCTTCTGTAATAGTTAAAAGCGATTCAACTGCATTAAATAAATTTAAAAAATTAGTTTCTAGCTCTAAATATTGTCTCTCTGAATGTCTCATTTTTTCTCCAACATTTTGTTTATCAAATTAGGGTTAATTAATTCTCCTGTAAAATTATCTTTTACGCTCAGTATTTTTATTTTAGGGCAACCAGCTAACGAATGGTGCCAACCAGTTTTTTTTGCTTTTTTAAATTGCAATAATAATCTTGTTAAGTTAGCATCAACTAAAACTCCAAAATCGCATTCTGGATGATCAAACTCTACCTCCATTGAAAATCTTTGAACATTGGAACATTTATTGCACATATTCATATAAGAATTGTATTGTTGAATTACAAACTTATTATCACATTGAATACAATACATTATTTATCCCCTTTTAAAATCCATTCTTTATAGGCTTTCATTTTCATACCTAGAGTTTTACAACCTTTATAAATCCAGTATTGTCCTTGTGTTGAAGTTCTTATAAATTCGATTACTCTTTCATCTGTCCAAAAATCTTTAATTTCTGGACCAGTATTTTCTTCAGGCTTATGTATATTGGTAAATAACATTTTACACCCGCCTTGATAGTGTAGTGGCTTTTGTAATACACCAATCTTGAGTAGCTCTTGCCCATTGAATAAATTGATCTTTAATCATACAACACCTGGAACAAGATTTGCTTTTTACAACTTTAGCTTTTTTAGTTATTCCAGTATGTTGATCCATTAAAGTTTTCATTCCGTCTTGATCTACTTTTTCTAACATTTGCAAGATAATACTTTCAACCGATCTATTTATTCCATCGTAAGAACTTGGGCTGATTCTAAAACCTTTATCTTTTACAAGTTTTTTTATAGAGGATTTTTGTACATAAGCCATATTACCTGCCTCCTTGAAAAAAAGTATTTAGGTCGTCAGCAAAAACCCAAGAAATGTATTTGTTATGTTTTTCTACAACTTTTATATAAAAGCCATAATATTTTCCACATGTATTACCTTCGTTTTTGTCGCAGTAATCACATTTACACTCTTTTGTTTTTATCTCTCTTTCTAATGCGTCTTGGATAAATGGCTTTCTGTAATCTTTAATAGCTGTTTTATGTTCGTTTGTCATGTTACTTACCCCCTTTTAAATCAGTATCTTTAAAAATAGTAAGATTTTTTGCAAGTGTTACAAGATCATCAATGTGTCCTATTTGAAAATCCTCTGGGCATACTTCTAAATGAACAACTCCATCTGTTGTAACTCTGATAGGAAGTTCATTATTTCCATTGTCTGCATCTACCTTGAAAAAACCATAGTAAAGATCATCTTTAAGAGTGTTTGCAAATGTATGTTCTAGCGTGTTTATTCCAGCACTATAAATAGATAGCTCTAATCTAGCTTGAATTTGTTCTTTTGATCTGTTTGAAAGATTTATGTAATTACCATAATCATTTGAGTTTGTCATGTTTGCTCCATTTGTTATTTTAAAAGTGTTATTCACATAGTAATGTACTCAATTAAAATATAACCTGCAAGAGTTTATTTCAGTTTTTTTAAGAGTTACATAACTCTATAAGATAAAAAGAGTATTAGGGGAGCTGAATATTGTGAATAACAACTCACGGAGCAAGGTGAGAGGAAACTCCCCTAATATAAGGTTGTAATTTAATACATATATCTATAAGAAGCTAAAATTCTTCTTCAATCTTCATACTTAACGAATAAACGCCATTGGCTACTTGAGTCATATCTAATGATTCTTGTCCAAATCTAGCGAATATATGTTCTGATTCGGCTTCGTCTCCTTCGCTAGTATTATCAACGCTAAAAATAAAAGGTAGATGATTTCCGTTTGTAACTTCCCAAATATCGGTAATGACTTGATCATCTCCAGAGCCATCTTCGTGATTGGAATATTCTTCAGGCATTATTTTATCGCTGTTTAAAAAACTAAAGCTTAAATCATATATTATTCTACCTCCATAAAGGTCGTGATTTACAGTCGTTACACTAAACGGAGATATATTTCCAGCTCCAAAAGTTTTTCTGCCATGATTTACCATTGTACTATATTTTTGACCACCTAATGATTCTTGTATTTTATTTGAGTCATATACAATAGATCGCTTTAATGATAAATCTGGAGCAAAAGGCATATCGAAATATTCACCAACTATTATACAGCCTATTTTTAAATCCGTAGCTGTAAAAGTTCCATCAGAACCTTGAAATTGTATTCCTATATGTTGGTGAGAAGTTTCGGCAAACCTTATAATTGTTGATCCGTTTGTTCCTGGAGTAACTGCGTGTGTTCCACTTGACTCAATATCATCTGCATTTACTATTTCTGTCCCATCAATGTCTGCATGTCCACTTGCAAAATCTACATTATTTATATGGCTTTCAGTATTAGAGGTCGCTGCAATAAACTCTGCTCCAGCTGTTACCATATTATGGTTTAAAATCGCAATAAAATTAATTCTTTTAGATTGGTTTTGAGTGTCTATATTAATTAATACGTGGCCATCATCATCTGCGCTTGTATTAAAGTCAACTTGATTTAAAGGGTTAAGGTCAAATAATTCGGCTTCTGTTCCGTTTTGAACGCCAATTAAATTAGTTCCAGTAATTACATCTGCTACATCAGTTTGAGCTACACCTCTTGACATAATATGGTTTATTAAATCTGGATAAAATCGTGGTATTTTTACATCCATATTTGCCATTATAGGCTCCTTGCTTTAATTGATAATTTCCCTAAACTTCTTTTTGTACTTACAATAATAAAATTTAAACCATTCCAAGAATTAGAATTAAAACCTAAAGGCGAAACAGGAAACATATTATCATTATTAAAATCAATTATATCACCTACTTCAACTGGATCTAAGCTTGAATCAACCCACTTGCTAGGGTTTACTATATCTAATGAAATATTCAAGTATATATCACCAAATAAAGCGTTTATGTAAGCCAAGAAATTATCATTCTTATCTTCTCCAGTTGGATCAGTGTCCCCTATATTATTAACAAGAGCATCTAGATTTATTTCTTTTATATTTTCTTTTGATTGTATATTATTATTTTTTCTTGATGTACTATTTACGCCAGTAACTGTATTTTGATAAGTTCCTAGAGCTGGGTGTTTATCGTAATTAACTGTGGTTTTTGTTACAATATCTGTTGGATTTGAAACCTCTAGATCAACATCTGATATATCGTTTTTTGATAATGTTAAAATAGAGCTTGGAGAATCTGGAACAAATACATATTGTGGTTGAGTAAAATCTCCCTGCTTAAATCTAAAAACAAACTGACCTTCAAATTGTAATTTATTTAAAACTTTTTCTAATGACTCTGGTTCTTCAATCCAGTATCTTATATCCCAATTATTCCTTGCAGAATCTAATCCACTGTAACCATCTATATTTGTATTGGGATTTGTTGCAACATCAACGTCACAAAATCTATTTAATAAATCTAAATGCGCTTGGTGTATTTCTTCAACTTGACCACTTAACCCTGTAATGCCATTATCTAATCCATCATTTGCGCAGTATAATCTGTCTATATCTCTAATCCTAGCAAAGCCATCTGTGGTTGTATTAAACTTATCTATTCTACAAGTTACCTTGCACCTTAAATCAGCAACTTGTAAATCTGAATTAATTCCAGACGATGCAGTTCCAGTTCCGTCTGTTGCAGAGGTTACTAATCTTGTAAACCTAATTGATAATCCGTTTTGATAAGGAAAAGATGTAAATTCAGTTGCTGTTGTTGCACCATTTGTTGATGAAGTTGTTTCATTTATGGTTACAGCATTACTACTTCCAGTTGAAGCGTTTACAGTATTAAAAGTTCCGTTTGTTGCAAAGGTTGTACCTCCAGCAACCGAGTCGCTTATATTACCTGTGGTATATCTACTGTTATTACTTACTGTAACGCTATTTGCAGTAAGGCCATTACTGTCACCTGTGGTTCCATAGAAATCTATCATTTTCCATCTTATCTCTATAACAAAACCAAAATTTGTACTAGAATCAGAAGTAATATCTGGAGGATCATCAAAAGCTGGAAAATTAAAAACATTGTCTTTTGTAAGGGTGGTAGTAACCCCAGCACTATTTTTATCCATAGGCATTTCTGCAAAAGTATCACTAATAGTTTGATCTGCAGTTCCATCAATTATATTAGCAACATCAGAAAATGTTTTAGAAATTGCTGCAGTAGGCTTGAATTTAAAATGCCTCCTTAAATGAAAATAAGTCCTAACACTAATTCCGTTTTCATAGCTTTCAGAATCAAGAGCAGTTTCTAGAGGAACAAAAGCATCAAATCCTTTTTCGTAATAACGCAATCTGATAGATGTCCCAGCTGAAAAATCTTCATGTAATAAACATTGAAAAAAGTAACTGTATTTATCTATTTTTACTGGCCATAATTTTTTGCTAAAAGTTTCAATGTAAGAAGGCGAAGCATACGAGCTAGAACTCCCTGTAAAATCTTTTCCATAAACAATAGGAAAATAATTTTGATTTGTAGTAGTTTTAACTTGAGGAACGCTAATGTTATCCCACGGTCTATGACTTACTAAATTAATTGTGATTTTTATTCCATTACTTTGTATATCAGAAACTCTAAAAGATGCTATTTTGTTTAAAGCTTGGCCATCAATAACAGAGTAAACAGTGGCAACTCTATTTATATATTTGTGCGTACTAAATAATTCATGAGATATAGGGCTTCCCTTGTATTTAAAATCTGGTATAGTTATAGAAATATTTGAAGATTTAGAGGTGCATTTTTTTAAATCAATAGACTCCCTGATTGAAGGATTATTTGTAATTACGCCATGATAAAAAACATTATTATAAGAAAAATCAGAAAAAGAAATAGGTAAATAATTATCCCAAAACATTATACTATTATCACTGTGCGTTGCTGCAGTAGTTCCTTTTGCCCCTCTGACTACTGTTATTACAGGCGCACCAGAGCTTACCTCTGTAATTAACATAATTTCACTATCTATTTTAATAAAGTCTCCAGCCTCAAACATTGTATTGTTATCAACTAAAAGACTTGTATCAGTATCATCAAAAGCTTCATTTATTAAATTAGCAGTAGTGCCATCACTTCTAAATATCTGATCAAATCCACCTCCCCCATCTCCTTGAGAATCTCCATTATAATATTCTAGTTGGAACAACCAGTTTTCTGATATATTAGATTTTTTTATATTACTAGAAAAAGCCATTATGCTATATTCATTGATTTAGCTTTTTCAATAGCCGGTATAATTGTATCTAGTATTGTTTCATCTACTAACGGAGCAGAAATATTAAGCGTAATTGCACCTCCCGAATTACCTGCTAGATTTTCTTGTTGTGCTTGATTAAGAATTAACTCACCTGGAGTTAGCATTGCTGGAACAGTATCTTGATTTCCTGCGCCTTGAACAATACCACCAGAAGCAAAGTTTTGAGATTCTATTGTGGCAACATTCGTAAGTCCTGCAGCAACTACTGCAGCTGCAGCAACAAAGTTAAAAGGTGGTGGCGATGCAGCTAATGCTTTATTTGCTCCAGCATAAGTATCTATTACTGCTTGTACTTGAGCAAGTCTTTTTGATACTAGCGCAGAGCCTTTAAATGCAGTATTCGCTTGTCCTAAAGCTCCAACTAATGAAGAAACAGTTGATGCTTGTGCAGCTCTTTTTACTCTTTCTAAATCTACAGTTTTCTTAGCAATAAATGTTTTTATATCAATTTCTGAAACTCCAGCCCGTTTCATTTCTTCTGCTTCTTTATTTATTAATGCAATACCTTTATTTCTTTCAAATTGTTCCATAGATATAAATTTTATTGCTTCTGCAACATCTTCAGCTTTTTTACTTTTTGAGGCATCTTCAATTTCTTTTTTCTTCTCTTCATTCTCTTGTAAATCTGCATTTTGTTGCTCTAAAAGTTGTTTATTTACTTCTATTTGAGCATCACGATTTTCTTGAGCTTTTTCTAGAATACCGTTATAGGCTTTAGTATATAGCTCTTTTAGTTCTGCTGTATTTTCGCTAGTTTTTTGTGTTAAATCGTCACTCATTTGTTTTAATGATTCAAAATCTCCTTCAACAAAAGGAATCGCATCTTTTATATGTTCTTTAATTGTTAGTCCCATAATACTAGCTCTGCCTTCAATATGTTCAAAAGCAATTCGCATTGTTTCTTGTAAAAGAACTGCTATTGCTGGGAGTCTTTCTTGTATTGCTTTACCTATATTATCCCAACCTATATCTCCTAACTTTTCAAATTCTTTATTAGCTTGTTCAATAGAGGGTTGTATTGTTTCTATGATGACATTACCAATTTCAATCATTATACCTTGAAAATTATTTCTCAACATAGCAAATTGAGTATTAAAAGCACTTGTCATTTTATTAAAAGCAATTTCGGTTGCGTTTGATTCTTGTGCAGCTCTGTTAAATTCTACAACGTTATTTTCTAGAGTTCCAAAATTATTAGCCATTGTCTGTATTGCTGCAATAGCACGAATATTAGGAATAAACTTTTTAATTGTTTCTTGATCTAGTCCTTGGAATTGTTCTATTGTTTTGACAAGATCGACAGTTCCATCATCAAACTTTTTTACTTCAACCCCAGCCAATTCCATAGCTTCTTTTGCTGCATCTCCAGGAGCAGATAAAGATGTAATTGCACTAGTAAGAGCTGTTGTTGCTTCTGCTGTATTTATACCTGCAGCAGTAAGAGTCGCCATTGATGCACCAACGTCATCTAAACTTAAATTCATAGACTTAGCAAAAGGAAGCACCCTGCCTAAACTTCCAGCAAGTTCGCCCATTGTAGTTTTACCTAGCCTAACAGTTGTGAATAAAGTATTTGAAACTGCGTCAACTTCTTCTGCTGATTTTCCATAAGCGTTTAATGCAGTTGTAAGAAGGTCTGCAGCTTCTGCTGCACTGGTAACTCCACCAACTGCTAATTTAGAAGAAGCATTTAAAACTTTAGCTGAATCCGATGCTTTAGAAAATCCAGCTGAAACAATATCATATTTGGCTTTACTGATAGAACTAAGAGCTAAACCACTAGCAGATGCAACATTTCTTAGTTCTCTGCTCATTTCTGGTAGAGTTCTTTTGTTCGTTTTATCTAATAATGTACTAACCTCTAGAAGGCTCTTTTGAAAGTCTCCAGCTAATTTAACAGATAAAATTCCAAAACCAGCCGTAACAATTCCAGCTTTTGTTCCAATACTTGTTAATGCTCCACCTACATTTTTAAGAGCAGTTGTTGTTTTCTTAGCACCTTTTTGAGATATTTTTAAAACTACATTTTTAGCCATTTTTTATTCTCTCGTGGTTTTTAATTCTTGTTATTTCTTGATCTATTATATTAAAGCAATCAAGTTGCCAAGCATTAGCAGAATCTAAGCTCTTAGCGATAGGAATATGAAACTTTTTTACGCTTTGATAATCGTTTATCATTTCCCAACACCAATTAGGGATAAGTACACTAGGATTACAAAATAAGGGCAATTGATAAAAAAGACTTTGACCAACTCCAAATTTGTGAGTGCCTTTATCTTTAAGTAATCTATCAATTTCATCAAATAAATCTCCTTTATTTTGATAAGTTAAAACCCTTAATAATACTGGCGACCGAGCTTTGTATGGGAGGAAATACTCAACGTCTGGCAGACCATATTGGGAGAACCAGACTGCTGTTCTCAATCGCCAGTTATGTTTCCCGAATTAAAACCCATATAAGAGTTTATAATTTCCATTAAAACTTCATCTTCAGCCAATGCAGATAATCCTTTTAATCTCTCCTCTGCTTTTTCTTCTGTTCCAAAAGCGATTAATGCAAATTCATCAGCAAGATCATGAACTTTAGTTTGTTCTAGGTCAGCAAATACTTCTTTTACTTTCCTATATAAACTGCGCCTTTTTTTTCTTGTAATATCTTTACATTCAAAATCGCCATGCTTTGTATTTACTATCATTTTATTCCTCCCTGTTTATTAAGTTGCTAGAACTGTTATTAGTTTATTTGTTCCAGTCGCAGTTGCTTGAAATGGTAATTCAATAAAAACACCACCTTCTGAACCTAAATCAACATTATGTCCAGTGTATTTTGCAGTTGGTATTTCTATAAATATATCTGATGCACTACCACCACCTGAAGTTCCTTCATCTCCAACTAGAATACCTTTTGAAGTACCAGCTAGATAGAATGGTAATTGAGCTACAGAAGTATCATCCATTTTTACATTTATAGAGCCAGTGACATCAGCTCGATTCCTTATGTAATCAGTTGGTTCCCCATCTATACTATTTACAATTTGATAACCAACTCTTTCTGCTGGGTTTGAAATAGTTACAGAAAAAGATTTACACGTAACTTGAGTTCCAGCAATTTCAACTGCGTGACAATCAAATAACCCAAAAGCATAATCTGTATTTGAAGCTGTAGAACCATCAGAAACTGCGTTTGTTCCAACAGTAGGTCTATAACCAGAGTACAATGTTCCACTAGCCCTCAATCTACCACCATTTGTACCAGTGTCCATTGACAAAGTAAGCTCTGTAACTACTGCAGAGTGCAATAATCGAGTTTGGTCAGAATCTGGATTTACAATACTAACTTGTAATGAAAAGTCTGGAGCTGATGTATTAACTGCGTATTGAGCAGAATGCCCTTGATTTCCAGTCATGTGACAAACTCCCGTAGTTCCATCTACTTCCATTGCTGATCTTAGTAACAATTGCAATATTTCTTCTGAATCCACTAAGTAGTCAAAAGCCATTGTATAAGAGCCACCATTTTGAGTTGTAAACAAATCTTCTTCTCTAAAGACTTTTTGACCAGTTCTTGGGATAAACTCTTGTGTAACTCCTGCGCTAAAGTCTATATCATTTACTGTTTCTAAATTCCATCTATGTAGAGCATTATCAGCGTTTTGAGTTAAGATACCTTGATTTGCTGCATGTTGACCTATATAGACAAGGAATTGATTTCCTGAATATGTTGCCATTATTTTTCTCCTACTGTTTTGAGCATTTTATTTTTAAGTAATTCAGCTGGTTCAAAATCAAGCTCAACAATTTTACCTTTGCATAGCTTTGCATGATTATCGTTGCCCAACCCTTTGTAATTATCAAAGGCATCTACATTAAATGTTGAAGTTGCCTTGTATTTTTTTTTATTCTTCATTATAGATTCCTTATATTATTTCTATATTGGTGCAATTAAATACAGCAAGACCTTTTAAAAGAGTTTTATCATCTTCATCTTGAATGTACTCAATACTTGTTACTCTAGCATCAAACCAAACATCTCCGTTTGAATAGCTAATATTATTAAAAACTAACCTTTTAAATCTTTCCATAATATTACTGACTTGTTTTAAATTATTTAGAGAATATTCTCCTGCTGATTTTAGTTGATATTCTATATTTACAGTGTATTCTCGTGTTATTCCACTATTTAAATGTTCAATAAAAGCATCTGATTCTGGCGTTAATAAGAAAGATTGATTTCCTCTGTGTTCGCTATACTTAATAGGAATATTAAATTCATTATGAATAATAGTTGCTAAACTATCTATTATTTTATCATGTATTGTATTTGTAAAAGTTATTGCCATATTAATATCTGCTTGTTCTCACTGTTTTAATAGGCGTAAAAGCTTGATCTACAACGCCACTAACTTCTAATTCATATTCATCGTTTGTAGTATATACTCCAGGTGAAAATCTTACCCACATATCATGCCCTACGGATTGCCATCCACAATCAATAATTTCTTCAGTTGTATCTTGGTTCATTTTTAAACCTTTTTCATTTCTAGTAAAACTAGAATATGTCACGCTTGTATTTGCAGAACCTGCTGTAATTGTTCCCCCAGCTGATATAATAATTTTTATAGCATCCCATTGTGTACTAGCTCGACCTTTTACATCTACAATTCCACCAGTTGTATTTGCGTTTACAGATACGTCTTTTAATACACCTTTATGCTTTTGTTCTGATTCGCTAGAATATAATGTAATTTCACCCTTTCTTAGCATATCCAACCAACCTGTATTTTGGTCGTTTATAGCCTGACTTTTTATTTGGTCAGCTTTATCTACATCATAAGGTCTAATCAGCGATTCTACAGCCATTACTGCCGTACTACGCACTATTATTTCTGGATAGTCATTTGCTACTGCGTCAGAAGTTCCAACACCTTTGTTTTTATAAATTGGAAATGGTAATAATGAACGAATAAAGTCACTTGCTCTTTTTACTGCTTCTGTTTTTAAATCACTCCAATCTCTAGATGCTTCAAAAACTGCGCTATTTAATGCCGATACAGATGAAGATGCTAGAAAAAACTGAAAAGAATCGGTGCTACTAGAATAATTATATTCATTATCAGCGTTTGGCGTATCTGTTACGGAAGTCATCTCAACGCCATCTTTGTAAAGTTGAGAAATATACCCTGTATTATTAAGCTGATAGAGGTTCGTTGTGTCCGTAGTGGTAAAGTTACTAGCTAAAACTTTTTTATGGTCGTATTCACTTAAATATGGCTCTACAAACGATAAGTCTGTGGTTGTGTTGCAATATGATTCGTAATATGTGCTCATGCTTCTGCCTCTGGTCTATGGGGATAGTCAACAATCTCCAGTTCTAAACTTTTAATTTTACTTATTAATTCCAACAACATTTCTTTTTCTTCATAACATTGATTATCTATTATAATATTTGTTACATCTAAGTGTTCTGCAATCTCTTTACATCTACATATAACTTCAAAAGCGTTATAGTCAGTGTCTAATGTTGTTTCTATTTCTGTGATCTTTTCCATGTTAAATAATCTGCGCCTTCATGTGGATCAAAAATTGTTGTAATTAACCTATTATCATCAGCCGAATATTTAGGATCGATAATAGTTACAGGGCAATTAAATATATTTTTATCATCCATTCCGTTTTTATTTGCATATTCGTCCATTCTTTTAAAACTTGCTACTTGTAACGCATGAGAAATTAACCCTGAACTAGGGTCTTTTAAAACTTGGTATCCAGAAACGTGTATATGCCCTGCAGTTAAAATATGATCACGCCAACCCATTTGAATTGCTCTACTAATAGCGTGAGCAGTATTCCACATTGAATTTCCTTTAAATTGATGCCTAGCGTTTATCCTAACTTGGTTTTTATTAGGGAATTTTAAATTTATTCTAACACCGTGGTTGCTATAAACAGTTTCACTATTTCTCATTATAAATTCTAGAGGATCGCCATCGCCTGACCAAACATCGTGATTTCCACCAACTAAATAAAGCCACTCTAAACTTTTAACAAAATGCTCTGATAACAACCAAGATTCTTTCGCAGTTGTGGTTTGATTAGCGTATAACCTAGCCAGTCTGCCTATCCAGTTATTTTGAATGTCGCCTAAATTACCAGCAAACATTCCTTCGGTTTTGTTAATTAAATTTGTAATAGCAAATATTTCAGATAAATCTGTACCATCATCATCAACGTGAGGATCGCCAAAATGAGCAATTCCTATTGGACCATCAAGATTAATATTTATATTTACTAATTTTTCATAAAAATCTCTTTTTTGTTTTACTTTAAACTTTTTGACTCTGTATTTAATTAACTCCTCAATATCCATTTCTTTATTAGGAGGGTTTTTTTCTTGGTTAAAGTCTTTATTATAAATAGTGTTTGTTTTTACACTTCTCCTTTTACAGCTTAAACAATAATATCTTTGCTTTCCGTATTTAGTTTTTCCGTCTTTATGGATTTGCATAGAATTACAATAAACACAACTTAATATGTTTTTGTTTTTATCATATAAATTTTCATTTTTTTCTTTAATTATCATTTACATATCTCTATAAACTTTTCAACAGTGCCTTTCCCTAAATGGCTATTATAATATGCTTTCCAATATACAGCTTGATCTTCTAGGGTATATGGTAAAGGTTTTGGCACTCGTCTGTAATGTATTCTACAAAAAATAATTTGTAACGCTACATTTGTTGCTAATAAGAATTTTAATTCTTCTGATTTTGCTGCAACTAAAATATAAGGATTTAAAAAACAAATACTTTCTATTTCTGTTAATAGTTTTGGTCTAAAGCATAAATAATTTTTGCATATATCAACTGCAGTAGCAGGTTCCATTTGAAAAAATCCTCTAGCTGGACCATCTTCTAATTGCATTAAATATTGATAATTAGACTCAACTAAACCTGTATTGTAAATTAAATCAACTGCTTGATCAGAATAATATTTAGCATCTAATTTTTTTAAAGTCGTTTTAATTACTTTTAATATTTGTTGTTTATTTATCATTTTCTTTTGACTATTTTTTTAGTTTTACCACTTTTAGTTCTAGCAAAAATATGCTTTTTTGTTTCCCTTATAAATGTTCCACTATATCTTTTTCCTCGCCATGTCCAACTTACTTTTTTAGCCATTACCATTTCACCTTATTTGCCCAATATGCAGCAGAGAGTTTTCCTCTTGCAATATTTTTTCTATGCCTTGCTTTAAATGATTTCCTTCTAGCTTTTTGTGCAGCAGTTTTAGGTCTTTTTCCAGCACCTCTGACTCCTTGTTGTCCAAACCTAATTAGTTTAATAGTTGATCCACTTTTAGCCAATACAACGTGAGATTTAGTAGCGTGACTTGGTGTTCTTTTAGGTTTATTAAAACCTTTCAAACCAAACCTTTTTAAACGTGGATCTCTAGCCATTATTTACTGCCAAATATTTTAGAGAAAAAGCCTTTTTTAGATTTCTTTCCTTTATTGCCACCAATTTTCTTACCTTTTTTCTTTTTCTTTTTAACTTCTTCCATCATAGCATATTGATCTAAATGTTTGTCATTAGAATCTAGAGGCTCATTACTAAGGGTTATTGTTGTTAAGAGAATTATTATTGAATGTGTCATTATTTAAATTCCTTTATTACTTTTTTAATTTTTACAACCATTTCATCATCTTTTTTACTTGGTGTTAGTTTTACAATTATATCTAAAACTTTCATAATAAAACCTTTAACGCCCATTTTTTTTATTTGCCTTTTAACATAGCTTGATAACATACTCATTTATTTATCCTTTTTTAACATTTGTTTTAATCCGTTAAAAACAACATCTAATAAAATATCATCTTTATCGCTAGGAGACATTTTTACAACTTTTTCTAAAACCATAAAAGCTAATAAAACCCACTCCCAATTATTACTTAGCCATTCCATTATTTATTCCTTAGATTCTTTATTAATAAAAATATACTTAAAAGAGCCACAATCACCTGTAAAAACTCGTGAATACCTGAAAGGTGCACTAAGTAATTACTAAAGCTAATTGAAGCGATTTTGAGACTATCCATTTTTTTGTTCAACCATAAATAAAACTCCTAAAAACATAAAAAATATTAAAGTAAACATTACCATTTAATGCCTTCCATTTATTCTACTTAAAGAACCTTTGACTTCTGAAATTTGATTATCAACTGAATTAACATCTTTTGTAAGCGCATCAAACTTGCGATCTAGTTTATCATCTGAGACATTCCACCTATTTATAAGCTTTATTATCATGCCTTCCATATTTTCTAAAGTTTCAGATTGACCTTTATTTTCAATTTTTAAATTTTCTAGTGCTTGTTGCTGAGCTTCGCTCTTTCTAGATAATGAAATAACTAAATAAACGAACATCGCACCTACTACACCAATCATTCCCGCTTCGCCATAAATAGCTAAAAAATCCATTATCTCAACACCACTTTGTTGTCAATTAATTTATGTTTAACAAGGTCAATGCGCCCATTACCAGAATCGTGTAGCTTTGCACACTCGTCAACAAAAGCGTTTTCAATAGTCTTAAATGAATCAGATTTAGTTTTAATTATATCATTTACTACTAGAAAATATTTTTTACTATTTGGATATTTCAATGTTTTAGATTCACTTAATTTTTTAATCATATTAGGTTTATTATTTAAATGAATCACTACATTGTGATTATGAGCGCATTTACGAACTACCATTTTATTCAGTAGGCTCCATTGCTTTTTTAAGCTCTTTAACGCCTTGCTGGTGCTTCTCATTAAAGACTTTCAACGTAGCACTCAACTGCTCATTTACGTGCAGATTTGTAGCTAGTTTATTGTTTAAGTCATTAACGTGATTTTGATTTTTAGCTACTTCATTTGCTAGTTCTTTTTGCGCATCTGTCATATCCTCGATTGCGTATTCTTTGCCATCGAGATTTAACATTGGCTTGTCTTTTTGTTTTTTTGCCATTGTGTTTCCTTGTTTGTTAATTAAAGTTTTTTAAAATCTTCTATAGCAAGTGCAAGACCATCTGATTGTGCTTTAGCTCTATCCATCTCATCATCATATCTTTTCTTTTCTGATTCAAGCTGAGATAATGAGTATTCATGCTCTTGGTCATCTAGCTTTTCTCCAGTTGATGGATTCCAAGCCTTTGTAACTATAGCTATATATGTTCTTTTTTCTTCTGCTTTTGCTACTTGTGTAATAGCTCCGTCTGCATCTTTTATTTCTTTTTTAGCCTTGTTTGTGACTACTTCTTTTGTTGCAAAATTTACTGTTTTGCCTTTTTTATCTTTGTATTCTGACCAATTCATAATTATCCTTTTTTAATTTATAAAGCCACTAAATCTTGACTACCTAGTCCATCAATAGTATAATAAACAGTAGCTCCTACACCAGCTACAGTTATTTGTAATTTATAGCCACTATTGTTATACGCTACTGTGATGTTACTCATTGAGCCATTTCTATTATCTAGTGTTTCAGTAATTGTTCCAGCTCCATAAACAGCTTGTGAATGACCAAACCATTGACCTTGATTTTGATTATTACTTATACACCAAAGAGTGATTGAGTAATTGTGCGAATGACCTACTGTAAATATATCTGTTAATGTGTCTGCACTTACTGATTTACTACCAGATAACCTATATGCCTTGACTCCAGAATTTTGTAGACCAGTAGCGTGAACTATTGCTCCTTTATCTGATGACATATAAACATCTGTTACACTAGCATTTCCTAATGTTACTGAGTTATCTGATTGTCCAGTTGTGCTTGTTCCAATTACAATTTGATTTGTACCAGTCGCACTACTTGGGTCTGATAATGTTCCAATACAGATATTATTAGTACCTGTTGTGACTACATCTCCAGAGGCAGTACCCACAAAAGTGTTTGATGTAACTGCTCCTTGTAAATTAATTCCAGCACCTTGTCCAATAGCAACATTATTACCACCAGTCATAGGCGTTCCATCTACGCCTTTTCCAGCTTCAAAACCCATAAAAGTATTACTTCCACCAGTTGTAACATACCTTCCAGATTGATAGCCATATGCAGTATTCCCAGCTCCAGATGTGTTGTTTGTTAATGAATAATACCCCATAGCTGTTGTTCCGTAAGCCAAAGCACTATTTACTGCTGAAAGTGAATTATGTCCTATTCCTACACACGCCCAAACTCCAGCACTTCCAACATCATCTAATACATAATTGCCTATAGCTATATTTGCATCTATATCTGCGTGATTTGCAGTTTCTAACGCTTCAAAACCAATAGCAATATTTTCTTGACCTCTAGCGTTCAAAGTTTCTAATGCGTAATTACCTATAGCTATGTTCCTATGTGCTTGAGTTTCAGAACTAGCAGTTAATGCTTGATAACCGATTGCTATATTATCGTCAGCTTGTGTAAGAGCATCTAAAGATTGATACCCTATTGCTAAATTTCTTGCTCCAGATGTAAGACCTTCCAAAGCATAACTTCCAACAGCAACTGTTCCATTTGCCCCAGTAGTTGTAGTTCCAGTTCTAACTGCACTATCTCCAATAGCAATTATATGTCCAGCGTCTGAAATATTATCTCCAGCTAAACTACCAATATGGATATTAGAACTTCCAGTAGTTATATTATCACCAGCTGAGTTACCAATCGCTATATTATATCCACCAGTAGTAACTGCAAATAAACTTTTATAACCTAAACCAGTATTACCAGTATAAGTAATTGTTCCAGCAGAAGATTGACCAGCACTTGTTCCCACCATTGTATTATTCTGACCAGAGTCAAGATGAAAAGACGCATTTGAACCTATAGCTACATTATTCCCATGACCATCACTTCCAGCTTCAAAACTATATAAACTTGCATATCCAATAGCAGTATTAAAATCACCATCTACATTTGTTACAAAAGCTTGACTACCTATCGCTGTATTATACAACCCTGTTGTAATTTTTTCACCAGCATTATAACCCATTAAAGTATTTTCTGCACCACTACTAATATCATTTCCAGCTAAATGACCAAAAAGAGAATTTCTATCTCCATTAGTTGTTAAGGCAACTCCAGCTAAATTCCCAAAAGTCGTGTTATTAGAACCGCCATCATTATTACTAAGAGAAATGCGAGAGTTGGCATCTAGTTTTAACCTTGTTGTATTACTTGTTTGTAATAATAAAACCCCAGTTCCAGATTCAGCATTAATAGCGTGAGTATCTCCAGCATTAGTTGTAGTCGATGCTGTCATTAATAAATGTCTTAAATCAGATGCATCATTTCCACTTCCACCAGCTTCAAAATATGTACCAGTATCTCCACTCAATTCGATTTCGAGACTAGATTGTGGAGAAACAGTTCCAATTCCTACTTTTCCATTATTTAAAGTCATCATAGAGGTTGATGAGGCATAATCATAAAAGATTAATGGATCGTTTGTAGCCGAACCATCGGAAAAAACACTCCAAGAATTACCACCCCCATTTGCAAACTTTAATTGAGCATCTGAATTTGTAGCACTATCTATAGTTATTCTAGCATCTCCAATATCTGTATGAACGTGTAAATTTGAGTTTGGAGAGTCAGTTCCAATCCCTATATTCCCACTTGCATCTACAACAAATTTTTTAGTATTACTGTGGTTTGTAAGAATATACATTTTATTTGTAGCTTGATCATATCCTAGTATGCCATCATCATTTTGACCATCATCTCCAAAAGCTATTTGCCCATGATTAGCATTTCCACTTAAAATATTTAGAGCTGTATTGCCACTATTTTCAAGTGTTAAAACAGATTCAGAATAGGAATCAACAGAACCAGCACTTGCTTTATGAATGTGCATATTAGTGTCTGGAGTAGTTACTCCAATTCCAACTCGATTATTCGCCATGACATTTAAAACTTCGGTAGAGCCACCATTTGCCCCACATTGTAAAATAAAATCAGAAGCATCTGTACTGTCTACATCAATTCTAGCTCCATTTCCACCAGCACCGTCTTGATAAACATTTAAAACCCACGCATCTGCACTATTAGTGTTGTCGTATAAATATGTTTTAAAATCTGTATTGGGTGTTGTCCCAATTGCTACATTTCCAGATGTATCTAGAGTTAAGGTAGTTAAATCATTTAAATCATTTGCATCATAACTAATTTTAAATTTATCGCCATCTGAATTATCTACTCCTATCAACCAATCTCTTGCTCCAGTTATAGAAAACTTTAACGATGCATCTCCAGCTCCATCTTGCTCAATAGTGCTTTGCCATTTTGTAGTGTCATTTGCGTAAATGTGCATTGGTACTGACGGAGAACTAGTTCCAATTCCGACTTTGCCATTTAAGTCTATTCTCATTCTTTCAGTAGCATTGGTATGGAAAGACATTACTTCATTGTTTTGCTCATACCTTATTTGACCTTGTTTTGGTGTACCAGTTGCATCTCCAAAAAAAATTGAACCATGATGTCCAGCACTTGAGCCAGTAAATATTGTAATTCCATTATCTCCAGAACCATTACCAACTACTAAATTATTAGCTTCTGAATCAAAACTTGAAGGCGTAGTTGTTCCAATTCCTACACTTCCATCTTTATCAAGAGTCATATTAACAGAGCTAGAACCTCCAGACATCGTACTGAATTGAATTTGACCATCGTCTTTATTGGTTGTATCAGCACCACTTGCCCCAGATATTTGAGCAACAGAAGTTCCATTCCATTTAAAGTTAATATTTCCTAGACCTTGATCTGCTCCAGACCTATTAGCATCTAAGTTTAAAGCAACTGCTCCATTCCCAGTATTTTCTGCTGTTATAGCAGTTGAAGTAGCACTTTCCAAATTTAACAATGTTGACGGAGAACTAGTTCCAATTCCCAAGCCAGTAGATGTAAACCTAGCTACTTCTGTGCCGTTAGATTTAATTTTTAAAGGTGCATAACCAGAAGTACTTTGGTCAATTACAAATCCAGAACCATCAAATGTCAAAGTTCCATAAGCATCTGTACCATCTCGCTTAATTCCAATTTGGTTATTGACAGTTAAATTATGCGTAGGTGCTACGCCTACTCCAACTCGTGAATTTGTAGTATCTACAATAAATACATCGCCACCATCTCCATTCTTTCTAACTAATAGAGCTTCGGTGTTATTGACATCTATAGTTGATGTGCCTTGTAATACCTCTGATAATGTGAGTGCTATTCCACCATTGACAGTTAAATCCCCAGTTACTGTAACATCCCCATCCATTGTTCCACCATTACCGAGGTTTTTAATGGCAGATTGACCCATACCTCCAAAGAAACTCATATTAAATCTCCACCAATCTTACTGCACCAGTAGTAGTGCTAGTAGAGTTATAATTAAAATAAACAGTATTCCCTAATCCTCTAGGAACTGTTAAAAAAAAGTTTGTATTAGCTGGAATTAATAAATCATTGCTAGCATTAACATCTGTTGTGGTTGTGCTAAAATTAAAATACACTTCTACGGCAGAATAAACGCCTATCATAGAAGTGCTACTGTGTAATGATTTGTGAGTTGTGTTTGCTACGTCTGCTGAGCTTCCAGCAGTACCAGCAGTTGCTACTGTCCATTTACCACCAACTGTAGCGTTTAAGGCTTCTTGTACTGAATGAGTATGTAGGTCTGCCATTTTTCTTCCTCTCTAAGCTATGACAAAGCGTGAATGAGATCGTGCTTTGGTCTAATTATTTTTTCATTTTCTTGGCAACTTTTTTAACAGCCTTCTTTACTATAGATGGTTCTTTATATTCAGAGTCATCACTTTCACTCATAACTCTTACATATCCTTTGACCAATAAAGCCTCTAATTTTTCAGGGTGTTTTTTTAAAGTTTCTTCTTCTAGTCTCTCAACTTTACCAAGATTAGGTTTTTTAAAGTATTGTATCATATTATTCCTAGTTTAACTAAAGGGGGCATAACGCCCCCAATAGTTATGAGTAATACCAAGTATTAGTCTACGTTAGTAAACTTAATACCTCTTTTATTATCAGAATCATCAATTAGTTTGACTCCGTATAACAAATCGGAAACTACTTTAGTTCCCAAAGCATCTACAGAATATTCTGACTGAACTCTTACTTCTTGTTGAGAAGCAAAAGCACACGCACTTTTGTGGAAAATAGCACCTGAAATTGTAGAGCTTGTTCCAGCAGTCGATACAGTATTTGACATATATACGTCAATTCCGTAAAGTGATCCAACCATACCTGAACGTAGTCCACGATTTCCTTCACCGACAGCATCATTACGAATAAAGTATTGAGCTATACCAGCAGATGGGTTAAGTATATCTGCAAATAGTGTTGGGTTTACAACCATAGCACATTGACCATCCATGTAAGGAATGTCATTTTCACCTAACGTAGCTAAAGCAGATTCAAAAACAGTAGCAGTGAGCGTATCGTCAGCAGAAAGAGCTTGAGATTGATTTAAACCATCTAATTCTGCCCATATATCTGCATCTACTTGACGAGCAAGAGCCTCACCCATCATTCTTGAATACTTAGCAACTAAGTCAGCTTCAGATTGGATTAATGCTACATCCTCAAATAACTTTGCAACGTACTTGTGTTTATTAATAGCAAGTTGAGTAGTAGTGGTTGCAGTTGCATCATAAGATACGTCTGAACCAGCACTTTTATCTGATGCACTAATAAGACTCATTTCTGGAATATTAATTGCATCTCCATATCCCTTACCACCTACTAAAGCAGAATAATCGTCTACAAGACCTCTGAATACAGTTTTACGTTCAAAGTATTTATAGATTCCGTCTGCCCAGATTTCAGGAATAAAATGTTGATCTGTAGTCGTTGTTACTGGACTACCTTGATAATGTTTAGCCATTTATTTTACCTTTTTATGTATGACTCTAGTATCGCACCCCAGTTTCTTCTTCTGTTCACAGCATCCATATCTGTCCAGTCTGTGATTTGTTTAGTAGGTACTGTTCCTTGTCTATCAGGAGGATTTACTTTGTTTTCCTCGTCTGCAAACTCTTGAACAATATCTAGTAAAACTTCGGTGTCAACACTAGAAAATTTTTCTCTTTTAGATTCAGGAAGTTTTGATAAAGCAGTTTCTCTAATCTTGGCATCCATACTTTCCCATTTTTCTTTATAGGGTTTGTAGTTATCTACTTCTTTTGATAATTCAGTATTTAACTCTTGCCATTTTTCTTGATCTGCGAGATCGGCTTTACGTTTTTCTTCCTCTTGCGTTTTCAAAGATTGCATGGCATCACGAAGGTTGTTCCTTTCGTTTATGACTTCATTTAA